CATTGCGGGGAATTCATTGACATTGGAGATCGCTACCGACGTGTGCGTGGAGTGTGGGAGGGGGAACCAGGCACGTTCAAGTCGCACACCGACTGCGCCGACGCTTATTCCGCGTTGCATTGCAATAACGGCCTTTTTCATGACGAGGGATTCGACATGCGCAGCGATCTTGAAGCGGATGACCGCATTTTTTTACTTGTGGAATTTCCATCGGTAGCAGCGCGATTGGGGATAGCACCATGACCGCCCCCGACACGGCACGCCGCAAATGGCTCGCTATGCTGGCCAAACTGACGGCCCCTATGCACCCGGTCGAGGCCACGAAAGCGCTGTGCGACATGCTGCCGTTCCTCGCTGACATGCCGGATGCAGCATTCACGTTGGCCAGTCTCGAACACGTCGCAGCGTCATGCCGGCATGGTTGCCCCAACTTCGGGGACCTTCGCGCACCGCTGGCCGAGTGGTGGCACGACAACCGCCCAGCACCCACGAACCTGCTCGCAGGCCCCACACCGCAGCAGGACCGGGAGCGCACCGCAGCGACGCAGGCGCAGTGCCGGGCCGACTGGGGCGATCCGGCCATCGTGCGCGCCAAAATCCGCGATGTGGAGGAATTGCAGCGCGATGACTGCTTCATGGCGGGATACCTCCGGTCGATGCTGCGGCTGATGGTCGGCAAGTGGGCGCCGGAGAACCTGGGCTTACTGCCACCGACATGGCTGGACGATGGCGCGGCGGTCACGCTGGGGGCGAGGGGAGAGTTCCGATGAACGATGAGTATTCGGCGTTTCTGGCCAGCAAGGCGCCGCGCCCCGTAGCGGTGGGCACTGAGCCGTTGCCCATGCACAAGGCGCTGTTCGACTATCAAATGGCGGCGACAGAGTTCTGCATTCGGCAGGGGCGGGCGGCGCTGTTCCTTGATACGGGGTTAGGTAAGGCACTTGCGTCTGACACCATGGTTGTGACGCCCGCCGGGTACGTCCCTATCGGAAAGTTATTGCCGGGCGATCATGTCATCGGAGCGGACGGGAAACCGACGAAGGTTCTTGGGGTTTTTCCGCAGGGCGAGCGCCCTGGTTTCCGCGTCACATTCTCGGATGATTCCTCGCTAGTATGTGACATCGAACATTTATGGAATGTCCGAACGAAAACACAGCGCCATCGCGGCGATGGTTGGAAAACGTGGACATTAGCACAAATCATGGATCGCGGTTTGCGCGCCGACTCCGGAACCGCGCAAGATCGTCTCTTTATCCCTATGGTCGATCCGGTGCAGTTCAACGAGACGACTGACGAACTGCCGATTGACCCTTATGTGCTCGGCTGCCTCATAGGCGATGGTGGCCTGACGAGTTATACGCCGATGATGACCAGCGCCGACCCGGAAATTATCGATCGCATCCGCTCGGCGTTGCCTATAGGCACATCGATAGAGCGTCGGCGCTACACCAAGTATGATTGGGTCATTGCAGGAACTCGGGGAGGCAACCACCATGAGGCTAATCGCGTCACAGATGCACTTCGTGATCTTGGACTAATGGGCCATGGATCGCCAGAGAAGTTTGTGCCGACACCTTATCTCTTGGGCGCCGAGGACACGCGTCGCGCACTCCTGCAAGGACTTTTAGACACGGACGGAAGCGTGTGGCTGGATAACGGATGCCCTGTAATAGAGTTCTGCACAACATCCAAGAAATTAGCGGATGACTTTGTGTTTCTGGTGCAATCTCTTGGCGGGAAGGGGCGGGCGAGAGAGAAGAAAACCACCCACTTGCTTGCCTACCGCGTGACCCCGACATTCCCGAATGGAATTGCGCCGTTCTGGCTTACTCGCAAGGCCACGTTATACGGAGAACGCTCCAAGGGTATGCCTTCTCGGTCATTCCGAAATATCGAGCCTGTTGGCATTGTGGATATGACTTGCATCAAGGTAGAGGCGGAAGACGGACTGTTCGTAGCAGAGGGCTTTATCGTCACACACAATACGCTGTGCGAATTGGAGTTTGCGCTTCAAGGCGGCGAAGCGACGAATGGATGCTCACTGATCCTTACGACACTCGCAGTCGCGCCGCAGATCGAGGGTGAAGGATGGAAGTATGGCTACGCACCGCGCGTGGTTCGTGATGCGAGCGAGGTCCGCGCGGGCATCAACATATGCAACTATGATCGTCTCGAAAAGCTGGACCCGTCGCGCTTCGGATGTGTGGCGCTGGATGAGTCCGGGATCATCAAGAATTTCATGGGCAAGACAACCGGTGCGCTCATCTCGGCATTTGCTGATACGCCGTTCCGCCTTTGCGCCACCGCGACGCCGGCGCCAAACGATCATGTCGAGCTTGGCACTCATGCCGAGTTTCTTGGGATCATGCCGCGCGCTGATATGCTGCTGCGGTGGTTTGTCAACGACGCTTCGGACACCGGAACATGGAGGCTGAAAGGCCATGCCATCGAGCCGTTCTGGGATTGGGTGTCATCGTGGGCCGTCATGGCGTCGTCGCCCGAGGATATGGGGTTCGACGGCTCGCGGTTCGTGCTTCCTGCGCTGGAAATCCATAGGCACCGGACCATCGGCGATGCGCGTCCGGCCGCTGGGATGCTGTTCGCTGGCGACGTCTCAGCCACGACTATGCACGATATCAAGCGGCAGACCGCCGCCGCTCGCGCGGATGCCGTCGCATCGCTTGTGCATGAGGAGCCGCACGAGCCGTGGATGATCTTTTGTGATACTGATTACGAAGCTGACGCCCTCAAAAAGCGGCTGCCGGAAGCTGGCGACGTGCGCGGCTCAATGTCGATCGACCAAAAGGAAGCGGCCATCGAAGCCTTCCTTTCCGGTAAGGTGCCGTGGATGGTCAGCAAGAGCCGTATCATGGGGTTCGGTCTCAATATGCAGTTCTGTGCCCGCATGGCGTTCGTCGGCCGCACGTTCAGCTACGAGCAATGGTATCAGGCCGTGCGACGATGCTGGCGGTTTGGCCAGACGAGGCCCGTGCATGTGCATCTGATTGTGGCGGAGGGCGAGGACCAGATAGGGAGGGTACTGGATAGCAAGGCAGAAGCCCATGCCAACATGAAGGCGCAGATGATCGCCGCATCGAAACGCGCTATCCATGCGCGCTCGCAAATTCGCATTCCCTACAACCCAACCTACGAAGGACGCATCCCATCATGGCTCAAGTCCTGCGCTGCTTGAACGAATCCCACGGGGACACCTGGGCGGCATATCACGGGGATTGCGTGGACGTGCTGCGCCAGTTGCCAGACCGCAGTATAGGATTTGCGGTCTACTCGCCGCCGTTCTCAAATCTGTTTACCTATTCGGACTCCGAATGCGACATGGGGAACAACGCGACGGATGCGGAGTTCTTTCAGCACTATGGCTATGCGATCAAGGAAATGATGCGCGTGATGAAGCCGGGTCGGCTGTGCGCCGTGCATTGTTCGGATGTGCCGTTTACCAAATGGCATGATGGGCTGATCGGCATCAAAGACCTGTCCGGCCAGATCATCCGAGCGCATGAGGAGTGCTTCCCTGGATTTGTGCTGCACTCTCGCGTGACGATATGGAAATGTCCGGTCGTGGAAATGACGCGCACGAAGGCGTTGGGCTTGCTCTACAAACAACTGCAAAAGGACAGCACCCGCAGCAGGCAGGGGATGGCAGATTACCTCCTGGTGTTCCGCGCGCCGGGAGAGAATGTCGAGCCTGTTGGCCAGGACGCGCGCAAGTTCCCGGTGGAGCAATGGCAGCAGTGGGCGTCGCCAGTGTGGATGGACATTCGCCAGACCAACACTCTGAACATTCAGCAGGCCCGCGACAATGCCGATGAACGGCATATCTGCCCGCTGCAACTCGACCTGATCGAGCGTGCTGTGACGATGTGGAGCAACCCCGGAGACATCGTGCTTTCTCCGTTCATGGGTATCGGCAGCGAAGGACATGTCTCCCTAAAACTCAAGCGCCGGTTTGTGGGCGTCGAATTGAAGGACTCCTACTTCAAGGTCGCATCACGCAATCTCGCGATGGCCGAGGCTGGCGCGGTCGATCTGTTCAGCGACACGCTTGCGGCTGATTGACGGGAGGACAAACCAATGACCGATTGGGCAAACGACGAACACCTGAAAGCGCAACTACGGGAGTTGTGGGCCGAGGGCCACTCGACTGCGGAGATTGGTCGGATGATGGGGCACTCGAAGAACGCAATCGTGGGCGCCGCTCACCGGCTGGATCTGCCAGGCCGCCCCTCCCCGATCAAGCAATGGGGTGACCGGGAGCCGCCACCACCACCAGCACGTCGCCCTCCAACAGTCACGCTGGCGGCGCTGGCAAGCCTCGCTGCCCCTATGGTAGTCCCCGCGCCGACCAAGGCCGCCCCGCCCTTCACGCTCGCCAGAGGAGCCCCGCCGATGTCCCCAGTGCCAGAGAATGCGTCCCTCGCGCGCAGGCCCGCACAGCCGGTCCCATCGCCGCGCATGGAGGCACCGAAGATCGAGGTCAGCCGCACCGTGAAGTGCCAATGGCCGCTGTGGGGAATGGGACGCCCGACGCACTTGTTTTGCGGCGCTCCGGCGCGGCTAGGGTCATCCTGGTGTGTCGAGCATCACGCCAGATGTTATGTCCGGGTGCGCGACCGCCACGCGGACCAAGCCGCTTGATGACTGGCTCGAACTCACCATGCTTCTGCTCCGGCGGCCCGACCCTGTGCGGCCGCTGCGAATCGGTCCCAGCCCTCGCCAGAGCGCACGCTGAGGGGTTGGCCCGCATGGTTGGCCGGAACCCGCTTCCGCTGTCGGCTGGGGACATGGGGGAGCTTGAGTGGCGCTCCTGGGGCGTGCCAGCGAGGCGGCACGGGGATCGGGAGTGACGACATTGCCACCGCCAGCCGCCATTGCCGAGCGCCGGAAACAGGAAGCAGCCGACGACGCGCTGTTCCTCGCGGCGTTCGACGTGGTAACGGCCGCCAACGCGATACGCTGGACATCGCATGTCATTGCCTCGCCCGGCCAGCACGAACGCAACCAAGTGGCTTTCGGCGCAGCGTGTGCCGCCCTGCGCACCTTGGCAGCGTCGCAGGCGGCGAAGTGAGGCAACCGACACTCCGTTACCGCTGTCCCGCCGTCGATGGTCCGCCCCCGATCGGCTGCATCCTCATGGGTGACGGACCGCGCGTGCGCCGTGGATACCGCGTGCTATCCGCCAAGGCTGGCAAGAGCGGCA